CATCTGTCCATAGTAGAAAAAAAAGCAAGGTGAATAAACCGGATGGTGGTATAAATAAACCAAAAGTAAAGACAACGCTACATAAAAAAAAAAAAAAGAAAAACGAAAAAGAAAAAGAAAATGAAAATAATAATAGCAGCAGTGGCCTTGATGAAAAAGGTAATCCATTCCCGATGGAAGACCCAGAAGGAGGCGGCGACCCGATTTGCCCCCCTGGATATAAAATCGATTATGATTTTGACCCATTCAACGACCCCATCAATCCACCATTTCGATGTATTTCTGCGTTGAAAGACCCATCTGACGGACCGTCTATCATGAATAAATTAAATAATCCGGCAAGCAATATTACGGATTTGGCTTCTGTAAAATCGCTGACTGCTGGCGGTGGGAGGAGCGCGAAGCGAATGCGCCGACGTAAGCATAATAAGCGTAAGCGTAAAATCACACAACGACATAAAAAATAAGTGATTGTTATTTTATTGTTACGTTTGTGATTGTCATGATTCGCTGTCTGTCGCTCTAAAACCCGATATCATAATCATCATCCACCTTACCCAATCGAACCTTCTTCACATTATCCACACACGATTGAATCGCCAACTTCGGAATACCACATTTATCTGTATCCAGTCCAACCGATGAATTCGCCTTGAATGCCTCGTCGATTTCTTCATTCGCATCTGTATGGCGATACTCAACCGCTTCTTGTTTCATCATCTCGTCGATATTCACGAGCACCTGAAACGCACTCGTTCCATAATAGCCTTCTTGACCGCACATCACATTCGCCGATATACCACGCATCGGGTCCAATTCCGCATGTCGAGCCGCCTTCAAGAACATCTCCGGCGTCTCTTCAAATGACGCTTTCGCAATTGGACCAATATCGTCGCTGTTGATTCCATGGCGGAAGATTGATATCATCGATGAAGACACCGTCATACGGTCACACAACAAACACACATGATGATAGTTAATCGGCGAGTCATCAAACACTTCAACCAGTTCATTATAAATCGCTTGACGCGCGGCTTCAATTCCAAATACGCGATACACTTCTTGAATATCATTACTTACGGTTCGTTTCGCGTCAATATAGTCCTGTCCAAGCATATGAAGGAGATTTGTGCCAGTCGTATCCAACACCCATGTATCCTTCTTTGTATAAACACCGTCCGACCTTACAAGCGTATTCTTGATGACACGCAGCATCACCTTTTTGATTCCCTTCACGCCACGCAGAACAACATTATTCAGAAGCTGGTCTTGGAATGATTTAATCATATAGATATGGTCAGATTGGTCGAGCGGATTTTGTTTGTTGCCCGCACCGCCACCACCGCCCCCAGACTTCTTAGGTTGCGCGACATTCTCCATCCGGAGTCGAAATACGAGATTATCGTCATTATAATCCGAAAATGCGCAGCTCACTTCATACCCGTAACTGTTCTTAATCGCAAAATGGATATCGTCCATCGTGAGTTTCTTGTCCAACATCGCTTCGGGGTCAATCTTGATACGGATAATCCACTTGGACTTCGTCGATGCCGATGCCGCCGATGCCGCCGATGCCGCCGATGCCGATACCGACGCTGCCGCCGCACCACCACCACCACCCGATGGAACGTTAGGAACACCCGAAGTGCCAGCAATCTCCGAATCACGCACACACTCTTCAATCAACTTTTCAAACTCTTGATATTGTGTCATGACAGCACGGTCCTGTTCAACAAGTGTGTTCAAATCATCTGGGTCAAAGCACACCTCGATACTCTCCACAACCTCCGCCAATTTGGTGTGCTCAATCATCGGGATGAATTCTTGAACACGCTCCGGCGTCGAACCGTCGTCTTCCTTGAAATACACCGTAATCGACGGATTCTTCGGATTCTCTGAAAGCGTCAGGATTTCTTCGATACGCGGCACACCACGCGTCGCATTCGATTTAGACGCAACACCAGCAGAATGAAATGTGTTCAGCGTAAGCTGTGTCGTAGGCTCACCGATACTCTGGGCGCTCACCATACCCACCATCTCACCCGGAGCAACAATCGACCTCTTATACTGAAGATTAATCACGCTGATGAGAATCGATAGAGCACTCCGGTTGAAACGCTTTACCAATAACAGCTCCTTCGGCGACAAGTAATAGTAATACATCACCTTGAAGAGAAGAGTGGGAGACGCATAATACAAGTTCTCGAGTTGGCGATATCCCGCTGAAATCATATCCATCGCTTCCAACGGCGTGATATCCACCATCGAATTCTGGTTGATTTGTTGCTGTGATTGGACATTATTGATAATATGCGTAAATGACACCGGCATCTGAACGCTCTTATTATCTGTGCGGTTGAATACGCGTTCGATGATGAGGTCACGCATCTCAATCATGTTGTCGATGGTTTCGCGGATTTTCTTCATAGTCGCCGCCTTCTCCTTCTTCATCTTAGCGTAGGCGGTCTTGGTAAATGCGGTCGCTGCGCTTTCTTGCGTCTCGCTGGAATTGTCAAGAGGCATATGGAAGTGAGCATAGATTTCATCAAGACTCATTCCAACAAGGGGGAGGGACTGGTTTTCAACTTTAATGGTGTCGATACCGTCATCCCCGTAGGCGAATTGGATAATACGTTGCTTGCCGTTGCGGACGGTCATATCGTATTCGACTTTAAGGTCTTCCATGCCTTTGATAAGACGACGCTGGATATATCCAGTGGTGCTCGTTTTCACTGCCGTATCAATCAGACCAATTCGACCGCCCATCGCGTGGAAGAACAGCTCCTCCGGCGACAACCCCGAAATAAACGAACTCTCGATGAATCCACGTGCCAGCGGTCCATCATCGAACTTATTGAAATGCGGCAACGTCCTGCTGTCAAAACCATATGAAATACGCTTGCCTTCAATCGCCTGTTGTCCCAAACACGAAATCATCTGCGAAATATTCAAGTCGCTACCCTTCGAACCCGAAAGCACCAACCCAACGAAACGATTGGCCGCATTCAAACTATTGATACCGATTTTCCCTGCGTCGTTTGTAGCACTATTCAAAATGTTTGAGACCTTCGCCTCAAATTCCGCTTCATTCGACTTCCCCGTCTTGTTCTCGAAAATCCCCAGATGGACTTGGTCAATCAAGTTCTTCACTTCGGTCTTCTTCTTCGTGATGACCTCCGCAATCTGAGTATTGGTCGCCTTGTTCGCAATCAAATCGCTAATCCCGACACTATACGCATGCGACTTCATATATTCCGTGATAATATTCTGAAGACCATCGATGAAATCAGCGGCGGCAATATTTCCGAAATCGTTACAAACACGCTGAATCAACCCGACACCGCCGCCACCAAGGACGCTCTTGTCGATTTGACCACGCATCATTCGCCCGTTCCGGATTTCAACCACATTATTCGAGGTCGCGTAGTCTTCCTTCGGATTCTTCTCACCGAATGCCTTCTTCTTGTATTTCAGCGTAAGTGGCGGCAAAATCTGCGACAATACATCGAAGTTGCTGATATCTTCGCCGCTCTTGAACGCGGTTTCATTCACGCGCGGGTATGCCGCAAGCAGGTTCATCGCCTCACGCGGTGTGAATCTAATATTTTCGCGTGTGAATAAGTAGGACCCAATCAACGAGTCTTGGAAGACACCGATAATCGAGTTATTGTTTGCCGGACTGATGAGTTGGTAGGGAACTGCGGCCAAGTGGCGCAACTCAATCTCGGACTCATCATCCTGCGGCATGTGAAGGTTCATTTCATCTCCCGATGAATATCCTCAAGGTTTCCCAAGAGGCTGGACTGTATCATAGACGCGCTCAGAATGGCTAGTTCTTCATCGCACACCAACACCGGTTCAGTCTCTGAGTGCCCTCCATAGTCTGCCATTCGACCGTAGGAAGTAACACTGCTGATTGCCCAATCCTTTACATTATTACCGTTGGGTTCGTCAATTAAACGAGTTCCTCGCAGACGTTTCCGTCCGAGAGTGGTAGTAAAGGCTCTAAGGGGTTTCCAGCAACAAGGTGTTTCGCCAAAAGTTGTTTTTTTAAGCAATATATGAATTCAACGGCCATATTCTTACTTTCTTCCAAAGTTATATGAACCCCGCCAAAATCACTTTTTATTTTATTAATATACACATACCATCCATACTGAATGTTATACCGTTTCAAAGGTTTTATCATATCATCTACATTCTCTTTGAATGAAGACAATTGAATATCTTTAAAACGAATATATTTTGTATCTCTGTAATGATTAATCAACCCGTTGGACACTCTTTTTCTACTTTCTTCTGAATGTGTAAAATCAGATTGTCCTCCAATTTTCAGGTTGTATCCATACGGAAATATGCTATTGTTTAAAATTATGTGATACTTCTCTCTTTCGTTTGCATTTTCAAGATCGCAATATTCTAAAATAACTACCGTAAAATCGTCCTTACCATATTTACGAATAGCATTATTCAAATAATGCGATTGATGTTTTTTGTTTGAAAATGCTTCAGATATATGAGTTTTAAACCGCCCAATATGACCGTATGGTCGATATTTGTTATGGTTCAATATATGAGATACTGCTTGGCCTACATAAACCTTATTTGTGGTTTTGTTTTGTATCTTGTAAATCTCACAATATCTTTTTGATGAATCACGTAAAATTTCATTTGATAATTGTATGTTTGTATTATGGCACGTCATTACTAATATAATATATGTAACTAACTTTAACAACTTTTGACTAGGAGGTAACACGCTTTTCACGCCTCCTGTTTCCGACAGAGATGTTTATCGAAATCCGCATTATAAGGTTTCGTACAACCCACATTCATACGAAACGTATCACCCTGATACATCACCCGCGCAATATGACACATCATGCTCATCCTATGAAGTGTCGGCTGACGGTTGAACAAAATCGCGTCGCCATCCATCATGTGGCGATGAACGATATCACCGTTGTTCAGCATAATATTCGCGCGGTCGGCATAACGAAGCGAAATCGATTCGCCCGTCTTCCGTTCCAGAATCTTCGCGCCTGGATACTCGTCAGGACCCGCGCGAACCAACCGAAGCAGGAACTTCTTATTCCGGTCATTCACAACAACCGGCTTCGTAATATTCTTCGCAATTTTCAACGGAATACCGAGTTCGCGAATCGACAAGTTCGGGTCGGGTGTGATGACCGAACGAGCCGAAAAATCCACACGTTTTCCCATCAAATTCCCGCGCACACGACCGGTCTTTCCATTCAAGCGTTCCTGAATCGATTTCAGCGGGCGACCTGAACGCTGCGCAACCGGCGCACAACCCGGAATATTGTTATTCACTTGGGTGGCGACATAATACTGGAGCATCATATGCCAACCATCAATCACATTTGCCGGTGCGTTCTCGTTGATTTTGTCTTGAAGTGTCGTATTTGCCTTGATAATATTCACGATGATGTGCGTGATATCGTCTTCACTCCTCTGCGAACCATCCATCTTAACCGACGGCCTGACAGCAGGTGGTGGAATCGCGAGAACCTGACACACCATCCAATCCGGCCGCGAAAACACCGGACTAAATCCCATGAATTCCACATCTTCATCGCTGATTCTGCGAAAGATTTTGATGACGATTTCGGGAGTCAGTTTCATCGAGAGCGAACCGTCCTTGTCGGCTTCCGCGGCACTCCCCGCAATACTGGCTTGCGTCGTCTCTTCTAAAACTCCCTTCACGTTGTCCCATTCTGCGTATATTTTACCGAGTCCTGCTTTCATCGTAATCCGAGTTGGCTGAAGGCAGCCGCATCCGGTCTCCGTGTCTTCACCGCAACGCTTGATTTTGCTCGCAATACGGAACACCTGCGACCATCTCTCATCCGCAGGCAAGGAAAGAAACTGCTTGTTGGCGCTTTTGCTGATTCGAAGCGCGCTACACTTGATACAAACACAGCGCAAAATCTTCACCACCGTTCCTAGATATTGATAGTAAAACACCGGACGTGCGAGCTTGATATGTCCAAAGTAGCCAGGGCATTTCATATAATCCAATCCATCGGTCGGGCAGATCACGCCGGGGTCAATCGGCCCCATCCTTGGGTCAAACAAACCCCCAATCACGGGCTTATTATTCACATACGTTTCCCGGTTCGTAATTTCGGCGACAGACCCCTTCAATATTTCCTCCGGCGACATAATACTAAATTGAATGCCGATGATTTTCGAAACAGGAATAGTGGATGATGACGACGCCATTGTTATGAACCTGATGTTGTTTTGTGTTCTTATATACTATTTAGATTGTTTTCAATTTTGTTGAAAATCCATTTTTTGAATGATAAATGCGAATACACGCACGCGTCCGAAAAAATTGAAATCGTTTCTTGCCATCGTCATGAATGTCAGCAAACAAGCACAACTACATTTACAAGAACATGTCACCCTTTACCATCAAGAAGAACAATAAGAAGACTGGTTCTGGAACAGTCCTTCGTCTCATTGGCGGTGGAAAGCCAACATATAAGAAGCACCGCGACGATGAAGACGACAAAGGATTTCCTGAATCTGACACCGGTTCGGGTTCTGAATCTGACGGAGGAGAGACTTCGTCGGTGTCATCGGTTTCGGTTCAGCAGCAGCAGCAGCAGCGCGAGCGTCGTATTACTGGCAAAAATGGAAAAAAAATTACAAAGAAAACCAAAACAGATGCGGCCAACATGGTTGTTGGAAAAATCGCAGAAGCTCTTGCGTCATCCGTGATTGCTGCTGCGATTGTTGGCAAAAAAGACAAAAAAAAGAGCAGCATCAGCACCAGCAGCCGCCGTCGCAACCGCCGCCGTGAAGACGACAACGACGATGAAGACGACGACCGTGAAAACAAATACGACGATAATGAGGAAGACGACGAAGACAACGCCAACCAAAACAGTGACAGCGACAACGAAGACGCAGAAGAATCACAGGATGAAGACGACAGCGACGACGACGAAGAAGACAGCGACTACGACAGCGACGATGACGATGACGACGAATACAGCGACGACGACGAAGACTACGACAGCGACGATGACGACGACTACGACAGCGACACCGACAGCAGCGACGGCAGCAGTGAAGCTGAAATCGCCAGACACAAGAAGCATCAAAAGGAGATGGAGCAGCGTTGCGAGAAAAACAAGAAGAAGCTCGCTGAAATCAAAGAGACAATTCAATCGCTCACAACCACGATGTCGGCCAACGCCTCACTCGCCGCCAACAAGTTCATGAAGAAGCAGCTCGAAGAAATGAAGCAAAAGCAAAAAGACATCGAACAGCAACTCCGCAACGACGAGAAGAAGCGCGACAAGTTGAACGTCAAAGAATTCAAGACGCTTCTCAGGAAGAAGAACTCTACGAATGACCTTCGCTATTTCCGCCGCCACATGACACCCGAGCAGCAGCAGAAAGTCATCGCCGACCTGAAACAAATCCACGCGGTAAGTATCATTCAAAAACCATACCGGCTTTCCCTTTTGGAAACAGATATTCCAATCGCGTTCAAAGCCATCGCCATGCGAAAAATCAACTCGCTGCGTCACATGGAACCGGGTTGTGGTGAGTATTACAAGGTGAAGAACTGGGTGGATACCTTCATGAAGATTCCATTCAACAAAACCAAGAACCTGCCGCTTACGATTGAAGACGGACTGGCGCGTTGTAGCGAGTTCATGGAAGCGTCGAAGACTACACTCGACACCGCTGTGTATGGACTCAATGACGCGAAGCTCCAGATTATGCAGATGGTCGGTCAATGGATTTCCAACCCTGGTGCGATGGGTAGTGCTATCGCAATCAAGGGGCCGATGGGAACCGGCAAGACATCGCTTGTGAAGGAGGGTATCAGCAAAATCCTGGGTCGCGACTTCGCATTCATCGCACTCGGCGGTGCTACCGACAGTAGCTTCTTAGAGGGTCACTCCTATACCTACGAAGGCAGCACATGGGGCAAAATCGTCGAAATCATCATTCAGTGCGGTTCGATGAACCCTGTCATCTACTTTGATGAGCTCGACAAAATCAGCGAGACTGCGAAAGGCGAGGAAATCGTCGGCATCCTGACGCACCTCACCGACACGAGTCAGAACTCACAGTTCCACGACCGTTACTTTGCCGAAATTGACTTTGACCTCAGTAGATGTCTCTTCATCTTCAGCTACAACGACGAGAGTAAGGTGAATCCGATTCTACTCGACAGAATGTATCGCATCAACACGAGCGGCTACAACAAGAAGGACAAGACGCAAATTGCGCAGAAGTATCTCATCCCAAAGATTTGCTCGCAGGTAGGATTTCGTGAAGGCGATATCGTGATTCCGGACACGGTCATCGAGCACATCGTCGAAAATTACACCGAAGGCGAGCAGGGTGTTCGCAACCTGAAGCGGTGCTTGGAAGTCGTCCATCGCAAGTTGAACTTGTATCGTCTCATCAAGCCGGACACGCCGCTGTTTGAAAAGGAGATGTCGCTCAAGGTTACGTTTCCATTCTCGGTGACGGATGAGGTTGTGGATAAGCTGGTGAAACAAGCCAACGACGACAAGCGTATGAATTTGAGTTTGTATTTGTAATGGAATGGAATGGAATGGAATGGAATCGAATAATCAAAACGTATATAAACAGTGCGCGTAATAATAATAATAAAAAACAACATTTTTTTATAGTATGTCATCCGGATTACCACCAATCCATGTGTTCTTTAATAAGTTCTGGCCTGGTTTTAAGGAAAAAACGGATATCATGGACTGTACCTTTTTCGTTCAGTTGTTAGAGAAAACATACAACGCCCCAATTTACGTGACTTCTACACCGGATGATGCGACAATACTGGTAGAGTCGATTTTCGGTCATTATTCTTATTTGGATTACAAAAAATGGCGCGCAACAATCTTATTTACGGGCGAGTCTGACTATGCCAGCACACAAAATGTTGATAAATATGATTGTGTATTAGGATTCGAAGAGACACGAGCGAACTTCGTAAAATGCCCGCTCTTTGTTATTTTTGTAATTACAAATCCGCGGATAATGAAACAGTTAGAAAACCCAGCGCAATCCATTCTGGATGAAATACCGCCAAACTTTGCGTCTATCATTCTATCGAATGGAACTCATGGTAAGACGCGTTTAGAAATTTACAATCGCATAAAAAACGAAATGCCGGTGTTCTCAGGAGGCAAATACGATAATAATGTCGGGTTTGTTGTTCCGGGGAGTTATAACTCAGATGAAATGACGACCTTCTATCGTAGAGGGAAATTCGCGATTACGATAGAAAACAACAACAAACCGTATTATATTACGGAGAAATTGGTAAATGGAATTCGCGCGGGTGTTATTCCGGTGTATTGGGGAACTTCACGTGTTACTGAATTCTTTCATCCGCGTCGTTTTATCCACCTCAGCGAAAATCCGACAAAGGAAGAGATTGATGGTATTATTCAGCGTATGAAACATATGACGAATGAAGAATTCAACGATATAGTTCGTCAGCCGGTTTTGGTTCGTCCGATTGGAGAGATTTGCGACGAAATACTTGAATCTGTAAAAAAAATACTTACCTGAGCTTACCTGTCGCCGTCGTCGCGTGTGTGTGTGTGTGTGTGTGTGTGTTGCGCTTGCTTGCTGTTGATGTCTCGTGATCACTCACTCATCTCGCTTATCATTGTTTGTGTGTGCTCGTCGTCGTAATACTCGTGAATCACCAGGTCGTTTTGCTCGTTTTCGAATGCGTTGATTGCGTCTTCTGTAAGAATCGTTTCTGACAGCTCTCTCGTGAGGTCGTATTGTGCGACTCTGATTCGACTGTCGTCGCCGGTGACAACGATGCGAATGTCTGTGTTCATCAACTGGTCAAGAAACGTAGGGTATTGTTTTTTGGGATTGAACCGCTTGAATTCATTTTCCTCTTCTTCGCCGACGATAACCGCAGTAACTTGGTAGTATGACGAATCCATCGGGTCTTTTTGTGTTTCGAACCACCATGATGAAGCACAGAATTCGACGAGAGCAAGCCACCGGCACCGCAACAAGAATGCTCGACATTTTTCAGCATGTTGAATGATTTCGCTGATGGTGTTTTCCGCTGCTGTTTTGAAGGCAAGAATATGCCTGGTTCGCAAAGCACGCATGATGGGCACGACTTGGTATTCGATGATACGCTTTGAAATCGTGCGATGGTGTTCTTTGGTCATTTCAATCAGCGAACACAGTTCTTTTTCAGTTTCGGTCATTTCAGTCTCAAGTTCTTGGTCTTGGTCTTGGTCTTGGTCTTGGTCTTCCTCGTCGATGCCGCTCCGCATACCTTTGATGATGCTTCGAATTCGTCGAATCGCCGTTTTCTTCTGCTGCTTGTTGCTCACGAGCAGTGTTCGAATGTTTTCAAGCTGTTGGATGCTTTCTCGTAAAATTCCGGTCGTTTGAAGGTATTCGCTTGACTGGGGCAGCTGTGTCATTCGATACACGAAGTCGTTGTGTGCGATTTCGCACATTTCCGCAGAAACGTTCGGTCCGCCGCGACAAATCTGACTTCTTCGAATGACTGCCTTTTCTTGTCTCAGGTCATTTTGAAACTCGCGTTCCACGTCTGTCGTAAGCTTCGAAATCCACTCGATATATGTATTCAGTTCCTTCACACCTTTCACACGAGGCATGAATATAGTCCCAACCGTTTCTTCGGTATGTCTCGTCGTCGTCGTGCTCATTCTTGTCTGTTCTTTGCTTTGCTGTCGCTGCTATCTATCAGAATCTTGAAAAAACATTTCAATTTTTTTCATATTGTTCTCTATCTCTCGGAACAAGATGAAACATCGTAAGCGTATTAGACGCCAGAATCCGAAGTGCGGTTGCCTCCACGCGTATTCAAGTAGTTGATTTGTTCGGGGGTCATACACACACAACCGGTGCTGGATGAATAGGGTGCGGGGCAGCATTCCGGCTTAAACTTATTCTTCGCAAACAACACCAACTCACCGTTCTTAAGGGGCTCATCGGCAGTATATGCGCTTCCAGTATTATTGATAAGGCCATAACCAAATTCAGACGCATACGTGTTGGCTTTCGTGACCCACATGCCAGCGACATCACCATTTTGGACTTCGTTCAGGTCGGAACCCATAAGAGCCATACCTTCGCGACCGTCCTTCTTTACTGGAATCGCTTCTTCGCGTGGAGCGGGCGTGGCCAAACCTCCTGTGACTTGCGACACGACACCCATTCCGGTTTTAAATAAATCGGGTAAAAATCCTTCTTTCGCTCCGGTCATGCCGTCCTTCTTCGCTTGTGCGACAGTTGCGGCAGTCTTGGCAATAATATCCGGGACAGTCTGCTTCTTCTTAATCATGTCTTGCGCGTCGTTTGATGCGGATTGAACCGATGTATCAGACCCAGGTGTTCCAGCATCACGGTTCTCAACCCCTTCCATGAGCGAACCGCCGCGTCCAATCAAATAATCAAAGACAGGATATCGGCAGCAACTACACATCAAGTTGGCTCCAATAAAAAGAGCGACAACTACGATGATTACCAATTTATAGTTCATTCGTTACGTTGATACTAATTATACTAAATCAATAGATTATATTCTTCTCCTCCTAAAATAAATCAATCATCGGGAGAAGGCAATCGACTGGTTCTTTGACGTGTAATTTGTCGCGAAACAATACCCAACAAAATAAGTGGAATCGCAATCGTCAAAAAAACCGCGATGGCGGCAATCGCAAGAACCCAACCCACAAACGGGATATACCAAAGAACAATAATGACAATCACCATAATAATCAATATGATGACGACCAGCTCATAAATCGACCCAATCAGAGAATAAAACGACCATAACGCGCCAACGAATGTCAGTAAAAAGGTTGCGAGAATACCTTTTATTTTCTCGAAGAAATCAACCATCTTAATCAGCATATTTTGAATCGGGATGAGCACATTTTGAATACGGTTAAATACGGCTAAAAATATATTCTTGAGTGCGTCTCTCATCCGGTTAAATAACAGCCGAAATCTCTCAATCACTTCCAAGATATTCTTGAATATTCCCATGACAACGTTGAATATCGCATAAACCATACTCATCGGACGGTCAAATACGCCTTTCGTGCTGTTGGCACTACATTCCATGAAATTCTGTTTCGTATATTCCATCGGACTCACCCCCTCTGGCGCGTTAATCCATCCAGCAAATGGCATCACATCTGGGCGACAACGATATTCCGGCCAGTCGCGTTTTACTTCCAGTAGTTTGTTTTGTATTTGAAAATAGGTCACTGCCGACATGAAAACAAAAATAACGAAACATACTTTCACAATATCGATTCCGTAACGTCCAGAGAATGTGTTATCACCGTATAAATAATTGAGCCGTTCAAACAAGGGCTGCTTCTTCAGTTTTTCGAGTTTTTCATCAAGTTCGGAGCTCCCCTGTTTCGAATAATCTTGTAATGACGATAAAATGGAATCACTACCCGCACTTTTGATTTTACCTAACGCTTTTTCGCTGATTACTTTTGATATGATTCCTAAATCAATTAAATATGAATTTAATTTATTGATTATGACAGTTACGACAGCTTCTGCCATCACTTTATCGTATATACAGATATATTTTAGATATATTTGTATATTACAGACTTTTTGTTTGTATATTACAGACTTTTTGTTTGTATATTACAGACTTTTTGTTTGTATATTACAGACTTTTTGTTTGTATATTACAGACTTTTTGTTTGTATATTACA